ATTTATAGAAACGGTAGCAAATTCTACAGGAGTACCAAAAGAAAATGTAGTAGTATTAACTGTAGCAGATATTGCTTGAGCAGTTTTCTTTAAAAGATAGTATGAGGGTTGAGTACCCGAATAAGTGTAAACGTTAACTTCTGTAGGGCTTAAGGAATTAGATACAGAAAAATCAACCTTATCTTGAATCAAAAATTGTTGATTAGTGTTTAAGTTAGAAGATACTACTGCATTTGGTTCTAAAATTAAACAATATGAAAAATCAGGATTACCTGTGACTGGGTTAGCTGGGATTTGCTGGTATAGATCAACATCTACTGTAGAAACACCGGTTACTGTAGGTTTGTAACCAAACATGTAAGCAAGGTTATAAAGATTACTAGTTTCTCTAGTAAATTGAAGATAGGTTTCTTGAATTTGGTTGTCTAAATAGAAAGATAAAACATCACCTACATATGCAGCCATTTCCATAAACATCATACCAGGTGATGCCGGAGAGAAATCGGTGTAAGTTGTAGGGAAATATGTTTTAGAATAGTTGATAAGAGCTTGTCTTATCTGGGTGAAATCCCTATTTACATATTGTATGTTTCTATTTGTAGCCATTATAAGAATTCAAGTTGTATAGTGTCGGTTGTACCTAGATCTAAAATATCATAAGTTAAAGTTGCCACCATAGTATTAGTATCAGGGTCTCCATTAACTGCTAAATCAAATAATCTAACATTAGGGAAATAATTACTTATGTAAGAACCTATAACATCAACTAATCCGTTATATGTGGTATCGTCTAATTGTTCAAAAATACGAGTTCTAAGATTAGCTCCAAATGTAGGGTTTAAAGGTCTTTCACCAGCGTTAGTTAAGAAAAAATTAATTAAATTATATTTAACAGCCTCTTTTGTAGTAAAATTTGGAGTAAACACTGAATTTCCTGAAAAAGGAAGGTTAACTCCTACGGCAACTCTAGGGTTGGCGTCATTAGGAAATATATATCTAGCTCCGAATGCCATTATTTTTTATTCATTAATCCCATAATCATATCAAGACCTACATTACCTTCTGGGAGTTTGGTTCCATCTCCCATAGTATTCATACCTGGGGTTACCTGTAGAGTGTTAGCTGCTATATTTTGAGTAGTAAAATTAAGAGTATCTTGTCCTCTTCTCATATCACCCATAATACTTTCCATCATAGCTCTTTTATCAGCTGATGATTTAGTAGGGGTAGGTGATGTATTAGCTACCCCATACCCAACTCCCCCTACAGGAGCTTCCATTACTGGGGTTTTAGGGGCACGAACTGCTTCCAAAAGGATATCTTTTAATTCCTCTTGGATAGCTTCTCTTACTGCTTCTTTGATTAGTCTTTTGAAATCTTGCGCTTTCATGGTTATAAATATTAAATTAATTAGCTTTTAAATTATCTCTGTCAATAATAAATTTAAGAGTATCAATTAAAGTTTGGGGGGTATCTGTGAATGAAGGATCAGTTTTTAAAAGAGCTATTCCTGATGTGTTATAGGCAACGGCTAACTTTTGGGTTAATCTATCATTGAATTTAATTTCTTCAATTTTAAGTAAAAATCCTTTATATAAATTATCGTTTTCGTTATTTGCTATAAGTTGTAGATTAGAGTCTAAAGGATCTAATTGTGCCCCACACTTAGCTAAAAGTTGATCTATGGAATTTAACTTTTGAATTATATTTTGAACTATGTTGTCTAAATATGTTAAAGCAAATAATCCCCCGTTTAGATTGGATAAAGAAGCTGGGAGTTTGGGGTTACCCGAGTCATCAAATTGAATATTTTTTATAACGTTATCTAGCGCTATTACACCGGAAAGAAGATTGCTTAATAAAGCACTTACAGGACCGGGTACAGGAATACCAGCAGCAGCTGCTGCCGCTGATGTTACTCTTTGAGTATTGTTAAGAACGTTTTTAGTAATTTTAGAAGTTCTAATAACTTCAATTTGGGCGTTAATTACACCTAACAAATCTTCTAATCTACCTGAAGATCTTTCGATAAATTTTGAAACATTATTTAACTGACCTACAATATTATTTCTAATATTAAGTGCTTTATCTATAATTTCTTGTGGGGGGCAAACATCTGGTATAGTTTGTTGAGCAGTACCAAATCCCTGGATTCCTAAAAGTCCTGCTATTTGAAGAAAAGCAGGATTGATTTTTGTAATAAGGTCTTGGGATTTTGAAGTTATTAAAGAAATTAACTTTGAGTTCCCTTTAGGTTTCTGATTATCAGGAATGCTAGGTGAAATAAAATTAAGACCCGAAGCCTGGTTTTCTGAATAACCAATGGCTAACTGTCTTTTAAGATTTTCAGACTGTCTAGTGTTTTCTATTTCTTGAGGGGTAGCCATTAAATGGTATAGTTAGAATTAGAAGTTATAAGATCTAATTGTTTGTCTAAAGCATCTATAAGTCCTACCATATTTTGAGTTGATAGCTGAGTTATGGGATTTATAGTACCCGCAGGAGATGTGGGGGTATTGCCTAAAGTATTAAAATATATTTTAAGTGCTTGTAGTAAAGTACCTAAAAGATTAACTGTAGCGTTGCCTAATAGTAAAGGTTCAACCGCATTTTTAGAACCTATATAAGTTTTTCCTGATTGGATTATAACATCCCCAGTAGTGTCAAAGTTAATTGACTGTATTGCATTTAGGTTAATAGATTGATTAGAGCTAAATAAAATATGATCTGACGAAGCATTTAAAACTATTCTTCCTGAGGTTATAATGGCTTGTTTGCAGGCATATTGGCCCGGGTTTTGAGGGGGATTGGATTTATAACTAAAATAGTCATTAGTACTAGCAGCTCTTAGGGGGATTTTTTGGGTGCTACCTAAATAAATTGAAGCATCATCCTCATTTATATAATCCGAAAGGGGAATCCAACCACGAATAAGAGGATCTTTAAATTGACCATTTTTTATAATTAAAATAGGACTCCCTACAGGCCCTGCTGAAGACCATTCATTAGTCTTTGGATTTTCAGCTGTGCTTCCAAAACGGATACTACTTCCCCATCTACCTTCATATATTATATCACCTGGGTAGGATTGAGCAGGGTGGATATCTTTTTGTTCCTGGAATCCAGGTCCTAGATATATTGTAGGGTTTTGTCCTGTTACAATATTGGGCGACCCTGCATTTGCTGTAACATAATCTTTTTGGGCTAAGTTTGGGCTTAAAGCTTGAAATGGATTTGGTGAAGCATTTTGGTGGGGTGTATTCCAAGTATTATAAATAGCTATATAATAGTTGGTTTGGTCCGAAACGTTTTCTTGCCCTTCAACAGGGGCTAATCCTTGAATAAGAAGAACTAATTCGTTCTCAACAGGATATTGTTTTATATTAGAAAAAAAAGGGCGAGCAGTTTGGTATTTAGGTAATTGAGAAGCTAAAGGATTTCTAACTGATGAAAATTCGATTGTTCCTATAGAGTTCCAACCTCCTAATTCATTAAATCTGGGGTGGGTGTCATCATAGACTACACTTTGAACTCTTACAGGGACAAGAAGATCTTGGAGATTGGCTAATATAGAATCTCCAAAATTATTCCCTAAAATTTCATCTTCAAATACCATTATTAATTTTTCTTGAATTTATCTAACTCAGAAAGTAATTGTTGTTTTTCTTCGTCTGAAATACCTAAACCTGTATCTGAAGCTTCGGCTTGAAGCGAACGTTGTGCTAAAGCAGCCATTCTGATAAGTAAGTCATCATTTTTAACTCCAATCTCTAAGTATTCTTTAATTAGAGGGACTAAGAGAGTAGCATCACCTATTTCTTCAATCATAGGTTTAAGCTCATTGATAAGAGCACTTATCTGCTTATCTTTTTTCTTTTGGTTATCGTAGATTTCCTCTAATAAATCAGAGAATTTCTTTTTACCAAATACTATTTTATCAAATTGACTCATAATTATAAGTTTGTTATAAATATGAATTTAAGTGAATTTTATTACCCCTGTTTCTAAATAATAGGGATAGCTTTTTTTAAATATAGCGTAAAGTTTGTTTGCTGTTTTGGTAATTTGGGGAGTCTTCACATCTACAACCATTTCTCTAATGTAGATGTATAATGCTTTTTTGTTAAAGACTTCTAAACTTTCTCGTTTCCTAAAAAGTTCCAACACAGCATCCGCTATTCTAGCGTCGTTGGGTTTAGGAAATAAATCAAAAAGATTTTCAGAACAATAAGTTACAAATTTATCTATAAAAAATGATAACTTATCAACGTTAGGCGAATCCCCATCAATTACGTAATAGTGGGTTTCGCTTTCATCTAATTCGTCTACAGATACTTTATCTATCTTACGTTTGTAGTTTTTAGTATTAGAGATTATAAGGTATCTCTTTACAATAGTCCCAAAATATGAGTAAGCTTTAGCTCCTCTTTCTGGGTTAAATAGATGGATTTTAGATAGAAGGAAAGTTATAATCTCGTGTTGGAGATCTTCTATATTATCTACCTCAGTATGATAGAATTTAAAAGTATGGATTATATTTTCTGTTAATTTGAAAAAAGCATAATGGATTTTTGTTTGGTAAATCCTATCTTTTTTTTCAAAATCATCTGTATTATTATATGCTACAATAGCATCTTCGGTTTCTTGGGTGAAGTATTGGACTCCTTTTGTCTTGGGTTTTGTAGGTACTTCTTCTATTATCTCATGGCTCATACTTTAATTTGGTACTTTTTTAATAGGTCATTTAACAATTTTATTCTTTGAAAAAAGAAACCTATTTCATCATCAGACTCAAAAGTGCCTTTACTATCAAGTTCGCCCATTCTTTTATCAACAAATTGGACTATTTCAGACACTTCGTTAATATATTTGGCTTGACTATTGATAATGTCTTCTGCCCTTTCATTTTTCTTAAGAAGGTTGAAGGTTGTGTATCCTAAGACCACAACCATTAACACTAGAATTATTATTACTGCTATCATAAATTGTCTAACATGCTTTTTAATCCTTCACTTTTTACACTTCCAAGAGCTTTAGATTTAATAGGTTGTTTTTTCTCCGTAGAGGTTGCCCCCATGGTATGACCTGTTTTTTTAGGGGTCACGGGATTTTTAAACTTAGGTAACCACTCTTGTTCAAACTCTATACGAGCCGCCATAAGATCAGCCTGATGGATGATAAATGGTAAAGATGTACGAGGTTTTTGTTCAGGAAGATAACCCATCAAGTATTTTTTGTTGGCTTCATCATACAAACCATCGTGAGTTTGAATAGCGATCATCTCATTAAATGAATAAGAAACCCCATGAGACTGTAAAAGGAATAAAGAACGATCAGGTACTGAAGCAAAAGCTAATTCTTTATTATACATCCATTCTTCACCTAATTTATCTCTTCTCCATTGGTCGGTGTTAGGGAGATAGGCTTCATGCGATTCATCTCCCATTTTACCTAAATCGTGATTTAAAGCCGAAAATACTAGTTCTTCTTTGGTGTATGTTGTAGGATCTGATCCCATATCAACCCATGTTTTATGAAGGGCTAAAGCACATCTAATAACACGATTAACGTGATCCACATAACCCCCAACAAAAGCATTGTGATACTCTTTTTTATGTGAAGCCGGCATCATAACGATACGCTCACTATATTTTTCATAAAATTCGAGTAGTTTTTCTTTTCTAGGAGATTGGATATGATCCTGGATATAACCTATAAATTCTAACCAATTTTTTTGAAGCTGTTCAGCGGTCATAACAAATTATTTTTCTCTTTGGACAAATGATTTAATTTCTTCTAGAGTTTCCTCAGCAGATTTAATGGTTTGTTTAAACTCGTCTATAGTTGTTGTGTGTCGAGTTATGAGTACATAAAGGTGTTTTAATTTTCCTTCTAGTTTCTCAATTTTATTGACAGTTACATCGCGATTTATCATAATTAAAGATTTTTAGTATTAAGATATGAAAGTATTGGATAAAATCCAAGTTAGACTAAACTGATTGAGAATAGTCTAGGATTTTTTTTATATGGGCACATTTCTCATATTCTTCTCTCCCTTCAAAAAAATTTATAGAGAGTTTTAAACAAGTTTCTAATTCTTCTCCTGAGAATAATTTAATACTGTCTTTATCTAATTGACGTTTAATATTTACTTTACTAATATAATACCAAGATCTAAGAAAAACTACTAGCTCTGAAACTTCATCTAAGTGCTTTAGATCTTCAACTAAGTTTTCGGGTAAAGAAATTAGTAACTTATGGAAAAAATTTTGATTGTTTAGAATAAGTTTTTTAAACATCCCCAGCCAAAATGTGGGGGTATCTTGGAAATTAAGGAGTTCATCGGCTACCTTAGCTTTTTTTTCTAAGGGAGTATCGAACTCTGTCTGTTCAAATAAATTAAATATTCTATTTGGGTCCATCTAAATATACATATATGAAAAAAAGAAGACCCAGTTTATGGGTCTTCTTGATGGCGACTTAGTCGAGAGCTACCAAAACGTTTTTTTAAAGAAAACGTTTAAAAACTTATTCAGCTACAACTGTTGTGTCAACAACTACTGTGGTATCAGGAGCAACCATAGTAGTATCTACAGTCATTTCTTCAGAAGTAGTAGTTTCAGTTGAGCAAGCAACAGCTACAGAAGCTAAAGCAAAAATAAAAAATAATTTTCTCATTGGGGGGTTTTTAATTGATTAATAATAAAAGTTAGCGGAGAAAGAGAGATTCGAACTCCCGGACCTATTACAGTCAACAGTTTTCAAGACTGCCGCATTAAACCACTCTGCCATTTCTCCTATTTTAGACCCTCACCTATTTGCGTACCTGCTAGCTCCCAGTTTCAATAGGTTACTGGAAAGGTAGTGCTTGATGGGATGCACTTTTGGGTCTATACATTTTCAAAGAACGTGATATATGTTTTATATACATATCACATAATCTAATGAAGAGTTTGAGGGAATCCAAGTTGTTAAATAAAATGTTGGTAAAATTTTTGTGGACCTTGAGGGGCTCGAACCCACGACCAATTGATTATGAGTCAACTGCTCTAACCTACTGAGCTAAAGGTCCAGTTGTTGGAGTCAGGGCCGGACTCGAACCGGAGAAGCAACCATAAAGGATTCGGCCACCAATGCCTCATTACGCCCACCTGACTGTATTAGTAAGATGAAATTTCCTTCCACGTTCACCGTGGTTGTGGATTTGACTGAACATAGTTTACTGTTCACCTGTTATGAGTGCACCATAGAGCAGGGTCCATCACTGTGTACCTTGGGGCATTTTATACTTAACGGGTAATTACTCCCATAAGCCAAGGTCCCTTTCAACGGTGCTAATCCGTCTTCAGTAAGGAAATTTTCATCTTAGTTGCGGGAGGAGGATTCGAACCCCCGACCTCAAGGTTATGAGCCTTGCAAGCTACCTCTGCTCTATCCCGCAATGTTTGCGATCTTGGCTGGATTCGAACCAACGACCAAGTGGTTAACAGCCACTTGCTCTACCGCTGAGCTACAAGACCGAAAAAGTAATGATGGGGATCCTGACTACCCATATACCCTGGACATGCCCCTTTTCACCCACAATCCAACTGAGTAGCTAGTTCAGCTGTTAATGATTGGTCGGATTGCCTACCGACACCCGCTGCAGAGATCAGTTATGAATAACTTGACGGGACCTCAGTGACTACCAGGTTGCGCATTCTACCCTGTAGTTTGAGTGGTTTCAACTCACATGCCTGTGTAACCCAACATTCCTGCTTTTCAGCAGTTCAGCCAGTACTTTAAGAGCTCTCAACCCTTTGTTCAGTCACATTACTTTTGAGCGGTAAACAGGATTCGAACCTGCGACTTCGTACTTGGAAGGAACGTGCTCTACCAACTGAGCTATTACCGCAAATGGTAGAGCTTCATCTCCAAAAAGGAATCACCTACTCTACCTGGTAGGAAACTTTACGCGATTAATCGACAACCTACAGGACCATTCGTGAGACTAGCTTCCTCCAATGATTGTTACCGTCCTAGTGCTAGTTCAGGTAACTGCTGAGCCTCAAGCCGGACTTGAACCAGCGACCTACTGATTACAAATCAGTGGCTCTACCAACTGAGCTATTGAGGCAATTGTGATCCCGATAGGATTCGAACCTATGACCCACAGCTTAGAAGGCTGTTGCTCTATCCAACTGAGCTACGAGACCAATTTAGTACCTGGGGTGGGACTCGAACCCACACGCCGTAGCACTGGTTCCTAAGACCAGCATGTCTACCATTCCACCACCCAGGCATTTTACCAACATGTCAAATAACGGCTGTTATTTCTAACTCTTGGGTAAAATTACGAAAGATTTTAACGCAAACCAAATTTTTCTTTAATTTCTTATAATATGATCAGCTGCTCTTGTTGCGATTTGAAGTGCAGGTTTTGTTGTGCTTTTGAAACCTGCTGCTTGAACCCATCCTTTAGATGCTGCTACTAGTTTATTAGAAGCCTTATATTCATCGTCATTGAAGTCTAAATCGATTGATTCGATTTTGAGTGGACTATTTTCTGTAATAAATAAAGCTGCTTCAATTGACAATTCTGTTTCTCTCCATAAACGCGACCAAAAATCTCGCACAATAGGAACTTTAAATTTGTTGTATAAAACGTGACAACCTCTACTTCTATACCTCAACACTATAGAAGTACAATATACAGTTTCGGGTCCACGATTTTGCGAATCTGTACCTACATATATTTTTGTTTCTGGGTTAGTTTTAATATAATCTAAAAGATAAGGTACTAACTGTATAGGTTTATAGGTTGTACCGCTTCGAAATATTGCATTCATAATGTAACGGATTTTGTTGGAAGGGACGGATTCGAACCGCCGTACCCGTAAGGGAGCAGATTTACAGTCTGCCGGTTTTAACCACTCACCCACCTTCCAGTTTAGCACGCCCACTAGGACTCGAACCTAGAACAACGGTTTTGGAGACCGTGATGTTACCATTACACTATGGACGCAATTGTCGTTGGAAAGGTAGGACTCGAACCTACGACACCCTCGGTATCAGCGAGGTACTCTAACCATCTGAGTTACATTCCAGTATAAAGAGAGGCTCTGGGTCTTTCAGGGTTTCTGATAGATGATTTGCTTATGCTATGACTACTCTAAACCCTTTTTCGTCATTTTAACACCATCACCTATTACAGCTTGAACTGCCTCTCCATTTTACCAACAAGTCAAAGAACTTTTGTAAAAATACAAAAAATTTCTAGAAAAGAAAACCCGGCTTTTAGGGCCGGGTCTGTCTATGAACTTATGTATGTGTAGTTACATGACAGACCTAAACGTATAGCTACCCCATTGGAAATTATTCCAATTGGTGCTAATAATAGGTGATGTCATGAGGTGTTTCATACTACGATACATATATAATTTTTTCAAAAAATGCAGTTGGCAAGAAGGGACTCGAACCCTCATGTGACCAGTTACTCTTTCTACAAGGTATAAGCTTGAGGAGATACTTGCCAATTTTGTACACCCGACCGGAATCGAACCGGTATGCTTGCGCGAGGGATTTTAAGTCCCTTGTGTCTACCTATTTCACCACGGGTGCAATTATAACTTTTGGGTAAAGATACGATGGATATCTTACATCTCCACCTTCTCTCCCCCTTCTCTCACCCCTCTCTCTCCCCCTTCTCTCCTCATTTCCCAACCCCTGTATCCCGAAGTTACGGAAAAAATTTTAGGGAGGCAAGTTTTAGTAATATTCTGGGGGGTAATTTAGCCATTCTACAGCGCCTTCGCCATAAAAATATCTTTGGATTTCTTCCCTTGTATATTCTTCATACCAGGATAAAGAAGATAAGAATGAAGGATTATCAGCTTCAAACATAACTTTGGTGTTGAAGTTATCAAAAGTTAAATCAGAATCCAACTCTCTTTGGATTATTTTATCTATTTGAGAAATATTAGTAATATAGTACATAATAAATTAACAAGTATAAACATCAAGAATTTGGTTACTTCTTATCCAAATAGCTATATCAGATGTCCCTCCACTTCCCCCAGTATTCCAACACTTATACCAACCATCAGTAACTCCTGTAACAAGATTAGTTAAATCTATATCAGTATAAATGTCTATTGTAGTAGAAGCAGGAGGGATAACATTATCCATAGTAGCATTAGTGTACCAATATATTTGAGTATCATTAGGACTTCCAGCATTTAAACATGCATCAGGACCATCAGTTCCTGTGTAAGTTCCTACATATTGTATATAATCAGCTCCAGCAGTATTATTTACCGTAGTATTACAATTATCCAAAGCATCAACATTTCCAGTTCCACTTAATTGATACCAATAATAATCATTTCCTATTAAAAATAAATTATTACCGTTATATGCAGTAACCCCACCAGTATCTGTAAATAAATCATCATTTAGTACTGGAGCAGTATTCTGATTAGTCCCAGTCCCTATATTATAGTAAAGATCAGTTGCACCCCCATTAAGGTAATATACACAAGCATCTTCTACAGTGTCTATGTGATTAGCAATGTATTGAGGTGGGGTAGAAGGAACATAAAACGAAAAATAATCGTAAAGTGCAGGAGGTGCAGGAGAACCGGTACAAAAACTACTAGTAGGGACTCGAGTAAGATAAGTAGCACCATTTACTGCTATTAAATCTTTAGGAGTATAGGAATTAGTTAAACCATCTCTTCCATTATCCGAAAAGGGATTTGAACTAAATCTATAATATTGAGCCCACGATCCTGTAGTTAAATTTGAAGCTTCTCTGGGGTCATGGGGGCAACCTCTATTATATATAGCATCGGGGATGCTTGAAGCAGTAAGTTGAGTACTAGGCCAATAACAAAGACTATCAATGGGACCACTCCAAGGTGTACCTCCAACGTTATTAATAGCTTGACCTACTAAAAATTGTTCAGTACCATCATAAGTAAAAGTAGCACTAGTCCCGGCATTATTATTTGTGGTTTGAGTAAGTTCTTGCCCATTCCACCAAAGTCTAAAATTACCAGCAGTTGCACTAACTCCTAATCCATCATATACTAAATGAAGATTAACCCAGCCTGGGACTCGAGTCAACCCCCAACCATCAGATCCGGTAGTAATTCCTGTAATAGTACTATTACCACTATTGGTCAAATTCCATCTTCTATCTACACGAGATGTAGCAAAAGCTGTTCCTATTAATCTGGCTATAAGTTGATTAGATTTAGTTCCATTT